CGTATTTTTACACTTGCTTATCTAAAACAAAAAGGTTAAGAACGAATTAATGAAAGTACATTTTGCTGGACATGAAGATGTAGGAATGTCTAAGCCTTTAAAAAAAGCTGGAGTTAATTATGTTCTTGGTAGTTTTTATCAAATTAGAAGATATAAAAACGAACAAGCTATAAATTTTATTAAGTGTTTAAATAGTTACAAACATACTATTATAGATTCAGGTCTATTTACTTTAATGTTTGGTGCAAAGTCTCATACAGTATTAACAGAACAAATGATTATAGATTGGCAAAATGATTATGCTAATTTTGTTAATAAAACAGGATATAAACATTCTATTGTTGAATGTGATGTTCAAAAAAAAATCTCGCCAGAATTTGCATGGGAGATGAGAAAAAAGTTTAAGACACAAGTTAATGTACCAATTATAAATGTTTATCATTTAGAAGATGAAAACCCAGATAAACTTATAGATCATGCTGATTATATAGCTGTATCAGTGCCAGAACTTAGATTTAATGTTTCAAACAAGGAAAGAATGAGAATAACTAGATACATTTCACAAAAAGCTACTGCAAAAGGAAAAAAAGTTCATTTGTTGGGTTGCACAGAATTAAAAATGATGAAAGAATTTCAATATTGTTATAGTTGTGATAGTACTTCATGGTTTAGTGGAAGTAGATTCAATAGTTTTAAATCAAAGGCTTTGCCAAATATGGAAAAAGTCGATATTAATAAACTAAAAAACAATAAAGTTGATGAATTTAAGGATTTAAGCAAATCTAGTAATGTATTTTATTGGGAGGCTTACTTAAAATTACAAGAATATAAACAATACGCTGGGAGCCAAGCATGAACAAAGTAGAAACAATGAATATTAATCAGCTAATTAAAGCTGAATGGAACTATAAAACAGATGGAACAGAAGAACAGATTAATAAACTTATAAAATCCATAAAATATGACGATAGTGCTGGAATACTTGCTGTTAGAAAGTTAGGCGATAAGTATGAAGTGATAGATGGAAACCACAGATTAGAAGCATTAAAAAGAATAGGATGGCAAGAGATTCAAGTAGAAAATTTTGGGGATATACCTAAGTCAAAAGCTATTATTATTGCTAGACGAAGAAATCATGTATGGTTTGACGATGATTTAAAAGCCTTTAGTGATCTAATTAAGAATGATGTATTACCTGAAATAGATACTGATACTCTAAAAGAGATATTGCCGGATACACCAGATGAAATAGATAACTTAATTAACTTTGGAAACTTTGATTGGGAAGAACCTGTTCAGAATGAACCTAAAGAATCTGATGGAATGAAGTCAGTTACAATAAAAATTGACGAATCAGTATATCAAATATGGCAAGATTGGGTCAAGTGGTGTGCTGAACAAACAGATTATAAAAGTGATGCACAAGCATTTGAATATGCTATCATAGAGGCAAAAAATGGACAAAAGTAACGAAAACCAACTAATACAACTAGGAAGACCTAAAAAGGAAGTAGATGAAAAAATACTAGGAAATTTAGCATCTATTGGATGTACTATAGAAGAATGTGCCTCTGTTTTAGGTGTATCAGCTAGAACATTAAAAAGGAATTATGCCGAAATTATTGATGCAAATAGAGAAAAAGGTAAGGCATCACTTAGAAAAAAAATGTTCGATAAAGCTATTAAGAAAGATAATACACATATGCAAATTTGGTTATCTAAAAACTATTTAGGAATGAAAGAAAGAACAGTTAATGAAAACATTAATGAACCTTTACCATTAATTATCGAAGCACAAGCAGAAGATGTCAAAGAAGAAAGGTAATCTATATGGAGCAGTTGTTGAATATACTAAAACTGAGAAAGGTACCTCTATCGGTCGAAAGCCTATTACATCTACTATGAACAAACACAAAAGAAAATCATTTAAGAAGTATCGTGGACAAGGAAAGTAAAGTTATTGAACAGCTTAGATGGGAATTGAAGTTAGTTAAAGATCAAAGAGATAAACTTTTAAAACTACTATCCAAAATCAAAAAATTACTAGAGATGTAGCACCTAGTATGATATTTAGTCTTTTATGGCTAAATTTAAAGGAAAATCAGTTAGGTTAAACAAACCATTTAGAACACCAGGCAAGTCTAAGAAGTTTGCTGTGTATGTTAAGAATAAACGTACAGGTAGAGTTCAAGTTGTTAGGTTTGGCGACCCGTCAATGAAAATTAAAAAAAACATTCCAGCTAGAAAGAGATCATTCATGGCTAGGCATGGAGCTACTTTAAAGAAAGTTAGAGGACAAAAGAACTTAGCACCTGTGTATTGGGCTATTAGGAGTTGGCGATGATAGATAGATGGCTTTATACATTCTTTGGTTTTATAGATTCATGGTTTGAGTGGGTTGATAAACAATTCATTAAACAATCTAAAAAAGGTAAAAAGAAATGAGAGACAATAAAGTTATTATTTCATTTAATGAAAAACTTCTTAAAAAGAAAAAAGAGATGGAGTTACTTAAACATCTTAAAAAAGAAGTTGATACAGGAGCAAATGGAACTCAAAAATATGTAATTAAGAAAGGCACTAACAAAGGAAAGGTTGCAGAATGAAAGATAATAAGTGGATAATACCTTTTATTGGAACTGTGTTATTAGGATTGTCTACTTATGTTTTAGTTACTGTAGTTGAATTACAAGTACATCTTGGAATGTTATCAGAAGAAATTATGTCAATAGATAAACAAATAGGAAGGATTTATAATCACATTGATAGAATGATGAAATGAAACCTTTAATGTTATTTAAAATTAAAAGTTTAATTATAAAATGTAGAGAAAGAGGAAAATTTGGTTTGGCAATTAAAATTAGAAACAAATATTTATATGACTGATTATATTTTACATATTATTGAAAAGTACGCATCAAGAATAAGTATATGGTGTTGGCATAAAAGACTTACAATCTTAAATAAAAAGAGATATGGTAAGAAATGAAATTTCTATTAGTGTTTTCTATTTGTTCAGCTATGACAGGTTTTTGTAACAATCCAACTGTAGTGAAGCCACCATATAACACATGGACAGAATGTGTGATTGCAGGTAGTGAATTAACAATCGCTTTTGCTAAAAGACAAGAAGAACTTTTAAATAACGAAAAATTATATATATCTTACTTTTGTAATGAAATCACTCTGACAAAACCCCAACTTAAAGTTTCATCAAGTAATAAAAGATTTAGAGTTCTCATTTCAGGTCGTAGGTTTGGAAAGACTTATCTTTGTATTACTGAAATGATGAAGTTTGCCTCACAACCAAATAAAAAGATTTGGTATGTTGCTCCTACATTTAAGATGGCAAAAGAGATAGCATGGTCATCATTAAAAGAAATGTTAAATCAATTTAATTGGATAGAAGATATTAATGAAACTACTATGACAATAACAGTTAAGAAATCTCATAGTACTATTTCTTTAAAAGGTGCTGACAACTACGATAGTTTAAGGGGTACAGGATTAAACTTTTTAATCTTAGATGAGTTTGCTGACATAGATAAAAAAACTTGGTTTGAAGTACTAAGAGCATCTGTTGCTGATACGATGGGTCATGTTCTTATGTGTGGTACTCCAAAAGGTTATGGAAATTGGACTTATGAGATGTATCTTAAAGGAAAACAAGATAGTGAATGGGATAGTTTCCAATATACTACTTTAGATGGTGGTATGGTTAGTGAAAGTGAAATCCAACAAGCAAAATTAGACTTAGATCAAAGAACATTTAGACAAGAATTTGAAGGTACTTTTGAAAATTATGCTGGAAGTATTTATTATAACTTTCATCCTGTTGAATCAGTAGTAGATAAACCTATTGATTGGAATAAATCGTTACATATAGGAATGGACTTCAACGTATCGCCAATGTCAGCTTGTGTATCACAAATAGAGAAAGATAGAATATATGTTGTAGATGAAGTAGTCATTTATGGGTCTAATACTGATGAAATGTGTGAAGAAATTAGAAATAGATATGGAACTAAGATGCCTATTTTTATTTATCCTGACCCAGCTTCAAGACAAAGAAAGACTTCTGCTGGAGGTCGAACTGACTTATCAATATTACAAAATGCTGGTTTCCAAGTTAAAGTTAAACATAAACACCCAGCTGTTAGAGATAGAATAAATGCTGTTAATTCTAAATTAAAAGATTCTCAAGGTAATAGATATATTTTTGTTAGTAAATCTTGCAAAACTTTGATAAAAGGATTACAAAGACAAACTTATAAGGAAGATACTAACATACCAAATAAGGAAGATGGATTCGACCATATGAACGACGCTTTAGGATACATGATAGATTACATAAAACCTTTAGTAGTTCAAAACCCGAGTTCACAACCTGCTAGATGGACAATGAAGTAATATGGCATATTCAAGGCAACAAATTTTAGAAGTTCACAAAGACTACGAGGAATCAATAAATAAATGGGAATTTTATATTAGATCGTATAATGGTGGATTTGATTATTCTGCAGGTCAATATCTTCATAGATATAATTTAGAACTTGATAACGAATATGCAAAAAGATTAGGCAACACAGCATTAGACAATCACTGTAAAAATATTGTTCAAATTTATTCATCATTTTTATTTAGAGTAAAACCAAGTAGAAACTTTGGTTCATTAGATGATGACCCAGCATTACAAAATTTTCTTAAAGATGCTGACTTAGATGGAAACAGTTTCAATACAGTAATTCAACAAGCACAAAACTTTTCATCTATTTATGGTCATGTGTTTTTATTTCTTGATAAGCCTAACTTCACAACTCAAACTATGGCACAAGAACTAGAGGCAGATATAAGACCTTATGTTTCAATCGTAACTCCTGAAAATGTCTTTGATTGGAATTACAAAAGAGAATTAAATGGAAGATATGTTTTAGACTATATGAAGATTAGAGAAGAAGTAGATAAAAATGGAGGAACATATTTTAGACTTTGGTATCCTGATAGAGTAGAAACAGTTTATCAACAAAGTGATTATGATGACCCTAAGTTAATTGATACAGTTCCAAATAGATTAGGAAAAATTCCAGCAGTAATGTTATTCAACTCAAAATCTCACAAGAGAGGAATTGGTATGAGTGATTTAACTGACATCGCTGATCTTCAAAAATCTATTTACAATGAGTACTCAGAAATAGAACAACTTGTTAGATTAACTAACCATCCATCATTAGTTAAAACTCCTGGTGTAAATGCTTCAGCTGGAGCTGGTGCAATAATTGAAATCCCAGAAGAAATGGAACCAAACTTAAAACCTTATCTACTACAACCATCTGGTCAAAATTTACAAGCGATTATGGATTCTATTTCAACTAAAGTAGATGCAATCAATAGAATTAGTCATGTTGGAGCAGTAAGAACAACTAAACAACAAATAGCATCTGGAATAGCTTTACAAACTGAATTTGAATTATTGAATGCTAGACTT